AAATCTTCTAATATATCTAATCCATTTTTAGATGTCTTATATCTATCCCTAAAATCTAAATAATTTCCCATATCATTTCTACATAAAGGACAGAAAACACCTAATTTATTAAAACAATTCATATAATCATATTTAATTATACATTTGAGATGAAATGAATGTCCGCAATCTGTTAAAAATGCTTCTTTTCTTCGCCAAATCTCATCGAGACATATAGAACATGTTTCGCCAATTTTTAGATAATGCTTGATTTTGAGATTTTCCATAATAGTTTTTTTTATTTTCTTTCTATATACATCATCTCTTTCACATATGTATATATATGAAAATGATGAAATCTTATTATTATCACTTATTTTTAAATGATTTGGGGTATGTTTATTATCAATTAGATAATCTTCCATTAAATTAATTTAATTAATAAATTAAATCATTTTTATCCAATTATCCATAAATAAATCTTTTAGAGAATTTCCTTTATTATTAATTCCAAACCATTCATTAGGATATATAACATATTTATTTTCGTTATTTGATAAATAAGCACCAAACCAAGAATAAGTCGAATTAGCAATTATAAAATGTTCGCAACTACTCATATAAAATAATTCTTTCCAATCACTTAATCCATTATGGATATCATATATTTTTTCAAATTTAATATCAAAAAATATATTAAATACATTTATATAATCACTAATAATTTCATCATCATTTTTTTCTCCAAAAATTATAAATCTATATTCATGTTTATTTATTTTTGTTATTAACGTTTTTATAGCATTTATATAATATTCTACTTTTAATATAGCGTGGTTTCCTTGATTAAATGACATATCACCAAAACGAAGATGAATAGCAATTGCCTTAAAACCTAAATTAAATCTATTTTTAAATTCATTAAATCCAAGAATATCCATAATTTTATTTCTGTTCTTATCAAAATATTTAGGTGATTGAAAATATCCTCTAATTATCTTTAAATTATCAGGAATTTGATTATATGTGAATGAAGGTTCTTTATATATTAATTCATCTGGAATATTTGGAGCAACTTTAAATAACAGATTTTTAAGAATTGATGTGAAATAATAACTTCTAATACTATTATTATATATAGGAAATATCGTAAAATCTCTATTTTCATCAATAGCCTTTGAAATACATGTGAATATCATAAATAATTGATTACCAAGGCCTCCATCAATAATTACACATAAACTCATTATTATTTATATTTTTAATAAAGTTCTTTAAATAGAATTTATATAATTTGTAATGAAAATATTAAATTCATCTAATTTATCTTCTGTATGATTTATATCATATCCATAAAAATCAAATAATAATATATTTATTTTTTTAGAATTAACATATTCTTCTCTAAATCCTTTATAAATAAGTTGAAGACCATAATTTAAAACGAATTCATTTTCACTTGTATCTATTTGATTTCTAATTTCACTCATATGTGTTAATTTATCACTTTTCTTTAAAAATGAATATTTGAAATATTCATAATAATCACTTGATACATTAATTTCCCATATATACCCTTCATTATTTCCTCGAATGTTAAGAAATCTATAAGCAACATCTTTATTAATACTCGTAGATAATACGGATTTTATAATAATTTTATTTCCAGTTTTAATTTGATTTAAGACATCTAATAAATTTTCTTGTATAAAATTTGAATTAAAACCCCTATATAATGTAATATTTTCAGGCATTTGCGGATTTAATTTTTTATATTTTTGAAAATATTTTTCTATACTTATAAATACTTGATTGAAATTATAAATATATTGAACTAATGAAGATAAATAAATTCTTAGAAATTGTTTATATATATCCATTGATGATGATATTAATATTTGGTCTTTGAGCCCTTTTTCTTCTTCTTTTTCTTTAATATAATTATATAATTTGTCTAATATTTCTGGAACTCCCGCAATATTATAACTTCCACTTAAAAATAATCTAAAAAAATAATTTGATATTATATAATTTATTGAAAATTGTTGTTTCCCTTTATTACTTATAAAATCTATTAATTTTTCATAAATATCATCTTCACCATCTTCATATGTCCATTGAAACATCTTATCTAGTTTCGTAAGTTCTTTACCTTCATTAAAAAAAGAATATGGAGCAAGAGTAAAATTATTAAAAACAGGTGTTTCAGCAGATTTAGAAATAAGTTTATCTAATTTTTGTTTTTTTCCTCTTGTTGTAGCCATTTCTTTAATATTTAAACAATATTATATTTCTGTTTTTTAAGTTAATTTTCAATTCAATCGTATATTTATTAACTTTACACATATTAATCATCTCCTTAATTACATGATTGAAATTCCTTGTTTGAAATGCTAAATTAATATCTTCATTCCATATATAACTATCATCTCCTTTAATACTATCCATCGATATCTTAAAATTAAATATAGTATGTTGAAGAATAATATTAACTGGTGTATCTTTCCAAATCATCTTTAAAATCTTATAATAATTTGGCTTTTTAACAACATCACCATTAAATTTTGCTTCAAGAATTTCAGAACCTTTCAAATCATATCTATAAATCTCATTCTCATTTAAATATTCATTCAAACATTTCAAATAAAGGCTATTATTAATTATTTGGAAGTTATAACGACTAATATTATTAATAATAATGGTTTTATCATTCTCATCAATAATAATAGGAGTATCTTCCATATTTAAATAATTAATTAAAAAAATAAAATCATTTTTTATTCTGTGAAACGAACCTTTTTTAAAATGGGTTTCATCTCTTTCTTCTCTTCTTTTTTCATATTTTTAATCATATACATATTAATATTATGAATAATCAACGACATTTTATAAATAGATGTTTAAATAACAAAAATCATTTTTTTATCAAATTGTTTTCTTTGAAATAATAATAGGTTCAATCTCATTTTTAACCTTGTTTGAAATAATTATAGGTTCCTTCTTTTTCTTAGGAGGTTCAGTAAAAATAATCTTAGGTTCTTTCTTTCTTTTAGGAGGTTCAGTGAAAATAGGTTTTTTCTTCATTTGCTTATTCTTTATAAATTCAATCATCATCTTAATCGCATCATCTTCAAGAGACATTTATGAATAAATCATCATAAATATAAATCATTTTTTTAAAGAAAAGTTTTCATAAAATCATTCATATTCATACTTCCCATACTTGAATTACAATTCTGACAAATTGGTTTAAGATTAGTTAATTTTGTTTCACCTCCTTTACATTCAGGAATAATATGTCCGCAATTAAAAGATAGTTGATATATATCAATTGAATTACAGCAAAGACATTTAAATTTACCAATTTCTTCGCCAATCCATTTATTCCATACTAATCTCTTTAATGTTGCCGAAATCTTCTTCTTCTTATAAACTAATTTCTTATCCTTATCATTATTATCTATTTTCTTATCATTAATATCTAATTTCTTATCCTTATTCTTATCTAATTTCTTATATTCTATTAAAATGTCATATATTTCATTATCTTTATTTTTGAATAAAAAATTATAATCTATGATTTTTTCTATTTCTTCGATACTTTTATTATTCAATAACTCTATTATTAAATCATATGTTCTTATAAATAAACTATCTAATTTTATATTATGATTTTTTTGAATTAAATAAAATTCCATTTTAGGTAATCGTTTAAGATTATCACTAGCTCTAATCATTTCATTTATTAAATATCAATTATTTTTATATAAATAAAAAATGACATTGATTTAAAGAATATAAATCAGTAAATGAAGAAAATAGAAAGCATTCATAATAAAACGAAGGAATTAACTAATGAAGAACTTCCATTCAATCCCACCAATATTCTTCTTGAAGAAAAAGATTTGAAAGAATTCTTTAATAATAATGGTCTAAATGATATTCAATTTAATAATTTAAATCTTTATAGAAATGCTTTTATTCATAAATCCTATTGTTCTATGAAAAATACTGATTTTATTTCAAGTAATTCTAAATGTCCGGCAAATTGTATCCCTCTTCAAGATGTTTCATATGAACGTTTAGAATTTTTAGGAGATGCTATTTTAAATCTCATTGTTGCTAATTATCTATATATGAGATTTCCCGAACAGAATGAAGGATTTCTATCAAAAATTAGAACAAGAATAGTTAATGGAAAAATGTTGGGATATTTAGCAGATAAAATAGGTTTTAATAAATTCGCTATAATTTCTAAACAAGTTGAAGAAGCAAATGGAAGAGATAATTATAAAATTATGGAAGATATATTCGAAGCATTTATAGGAGCTTTATATATAGATTTTCAAAATGTTAAAGATAATGTAATTCTTCCACCACATCTTCCCATATCTCCATTATCAGGTTCTGGATATTTCATAGCCGAATTATGGATAATATCTATCATAGAAAATCATATAGATTTCAGTGAATTAATTCTTCAAAAAACAAATTATAAAGATATGCTCGTTAATTATACTCAACAAACTTATCAATTTACACCGAAATTCTATGAATTAAATATAACTACAAAAGATAATACTAAAATCTTTAACTATTGTATAAAAGATAGAACAGGAGCAACTATAGCAACAGCGAAAGGATTTTCAAAAAAAGAAGCAGAGAATAATGTAAGTAAAGAAGCCCTAATTGCTTATAGACAATTATAATCATTTAATTTTGGTTGAGTATTAATATTAAATTGGTTTTTTGCTTTTGTTTCAAAAAAGACTTTTTCCCATTCTTTAACATCAATTTCGCTTGATGTATAAATACAATCTTTTTTAGATATATATGAAGATTTTAAATAATTGAGATTTTCAGGATTTTGCGAAACATGATTATTAAAATTCGCAGAATTTTGAATAAATTGTTTTTTATATAATAATTCATTTTCATCATTTAATCTTTTATTTAAGATATTTAAATGATTACATAGAATATTTGCCGATTGTTCTTCTAAATTCATTCGTGTTTATTTATTAATAACAATTTTTTTATATTATTTATAATAATAAAGAATATATGCCTTTTTATAATTTAAATGATAATAGAACAAGTAATTATTTAAATCAAGTATATAAAACCCGTGATTGTATCTTCTTCTATTATTGGAATAGTTGCGGTCATTGTCATCAATTTAAACCAATCTTCTATAATGTTATTCAAGATTTAAAAGAAAATAATCAAGATTTTATGAATAATACTCTAATATTTCAAATAGAATTAGATAATTTTGATTTAATACCTCCTGAATTTAGGGATATTCAAGCATTTCCTTCCGTTATTGCTTATAGTAATGGTATAAAAAGTAATGAATTTAATGAACAACGAACAAAATCAAATTTAAGTAAATTTATATTAAGTTCTGTTGGAAAACCTTCAAAAACTCTAACTTCTTCAAAAAAAAAGAAAGTAATAAAGAAATAAAGAAATAAAGAAATATACTTAAATATTATTTGTTGATACTTATTAAAATGGATAAAGAAATTGATGATATAATTAATGAAAATCCAGAACCAACCAAAGATGAATTAGATACATTTAAAAATCTTGTTGCTGAATGGTTTAAATATGATGATATTATTAGAAAATTGGTTGTAGCTTTAAAAGAACGTAAGACATTACAGAAAGCACTCAATTCAAAAATTGAGGATTTCATGTTTAAATATAAATATAATGATTTGAATACACAAAATGGAAGGATTAAGGCGACTATGAGAGAAACCCATAAGCCGATAAATATGAAGGAGATTAAGGATATTCTTGAAAATAATAAGGATTTAAAGGGTGAAGAATTATTAATTAAAATTTTTAGTAAAGAAGATAGACCATTAATAACGAAAAAAATAATTAAAAGAATTATTCCAAAAGTTTCATTATCTCTCGATATTTAAATCGTATTAAAATTACATAAAATTAATAAAAAATGATGATTTATTTTTATTAAACTAATTGTCCTATGACCTACATTAGCTTCTGTGGAGATTTGTGCGATGATGAGGATATCTATCCGTGCGTTCTTGAATACCTTATTGAGAACTGTCCGCATTATGCCCATCTTCGCGACAATCAGTCAAATGATTTTCGGTTGCGCTCGTTGGATGAGATTGCCCTTGGGTGGGAAAAAAAGATGAGAGTTTGAATTGGTCATGGGGAAAAGTCCAAGTTAGTTTTTTGGACTTTTAGCCAAATAATTCATTATAATAATGACTTGTCGAATAATAAATATTTCTCAAATTATATTTTTTTATGAATTTAGAACATGAATTACACGGCTTAGAATTTTTTAAACAATTATCATAAACCGCAGGGGCAATTCTTACAACATATATATCACACATTTCTAATAATTTCTTATTATGAAACATTTGACTAATGGCAGAAACTTCCGCGTGAATACTATAATTATTATTCATATAATCACATATATAATTAAATCCGGAAGCAATTATCTTATTCTTATAGACAATTATAGCACCGTGTTTCTGGTTCATGTTGGATTGTTTAGCAACTTCGGCTGCCTTACGTAAAAATAATTGATGTTTTTTATTAACCTCCTTCAAATTTTCATCTTCACTTTCGGTTTGCTCTTGCCTCCGTTTATTAAACATCTTGATAAAAAGTCAATTAAAAAACTTAAATCATTTTTTTATGAAAATAATTTACTTATATATAACTTATAATTTTTCTTGTGATATAATTCAATGAATTTATTTTTTTTATATTGTTTCATAAATACTAAATGATTATGATGTAATTCTTCTTGATTTGGAGGATATTTTAAACACCAATCTATAAGAATATCTTTATCAATAACTTTATTAATTTTATAATTATATTCAAATGACATATACATTATAGAACGTGCGATAATTCCTCTACTTGCTTCTTCCGGAATAAATAATTTATGTTTATTCGAAATATAATTATCCGTATTATATAATTTCCTGAAATCATATAAATTTAATAAACTTTCATCTGTGAATTTGAAATTAGAACGACAATTATTAATCAAATTATTACATTTATAAATATTATGTAAATCATTAAAACTATGCTTATTCATATAACATTTCGGAAAAATATGTTCCAAACTCATAAAACCTTCATTAATTTTAATCGAATTTAAATTATATATCTCAGGCGATAATGAACATCTTAGAGAACTTATTAAACCAATCATTAAAATATTCATAAAAACTCTTAAACAATTTAATATCATTTTTTATTAGAATACATGATTTTAATATTAGTTGCCATCTTTCTTATAATTTTCCTCTTTTTCGTTGTCAATTCCATAATATGGATAAGAAAAAAGAAAATAACAAATATAAATGATAAGATAATAGTTTATATAATTTACCTGAATTTTTTAATAATATCTGGATTATTATTATTTATTTCTTTCTATTAATTAGAAAAATGCCCACAACTCCAAAAAGCTTTTCATTAAGAACTTCTTTTAAACCTATGTTATCAGCTTCAAGAAAAAGCATTAGTAAATCTAATGATGATACTACATCTATAATTGTAGCTATCGCCGTTTTACTTTTCATAATTATAGGAGGAACTATCATCTATAATTCATATAATCGTGAGAAATTCACTAATCCCCCAAATACCCTCGTTTATTTATATATGACTAATTGCGGACATTGTCAAGAATTTACCCCAATTTGGGATGAGATTGAAACAGATGTTAAATCTGGAAGTTATAATTTCCAAATGAAGAAATATAATTTAAATGATGATGATGAAGCGAAGAAATTATCAACAAAAGAAAATATTAATTATGCTCCCGCTATTATTCTCGTAACTCCAACGGCTAATTATATATATAATGGTAATAGAGAAAAAGCCTTAATTCTTAAATGGGTTGTTGATAATACAAAAGTTTAAATAATTATTATTAATAGAAATGATATATTTATTAATTTTATTATTAGTTATATCCATCATAACAAATATTATAATATCAAATTCTATAAATGAAAATTTTGGCGACCCAAATTCCTTAATATATCTATCTAAAACAAAGAATTGTGAAAATTGCGTGGATTTAGACCCAATTTGGGAAAATATTAAAAAAGAAGTAAATAATAATTATTTATATTATAATAATTTTATAATTGATAAAAAAGTAGATGATGAAGCACAAAAAATAGCAGATGTAAATAGTAATGGTATAATTCCTGCTATTCTCTTTAAAAAAGATAAGAAATATTCGTTATATACTAATAAGGCAAAGGATATGAATGCTATTTTAGATTGGGCAAAAGCACAAGCAATAACATCATAAATAATTATCGATTTCTTTTTTCCTTTTATTTAATAATTATGAATAAAAATAAAATTAATCTTCACGATTTATACGAGATTAAAAAGAAAAAGGAATTGAGACCTCTAAATGTTTATAATCATATCCTTAATAATATTAATATTAGAATTAGAGAAATCGCCGAACATGGTGGGATGTCCTTTTATTATAAAGTTCCACCCGTTATTATTGGTCTTCCTCTCTATAATTATGATAATTGTATGAACCATCTTATTCAACAATTAAAAATGGCAGGTTTATTTTCATCTCGACTTCCTTCGCCAAATCAAAATCTCCTTTATATATCTTGGAAATTAGAAGATTTGTCGTCAAAAGCTAAATCCAGACTTTTATTAGAATAATCATTCATTTCCTTGAAACCTTGGAGAAAAAGATTATTTAAAACTTCTTCGCTAATTGATAAATCAATACATTCATCCGTTATATTAGATTTTAATATACTTTTTAG